CAGCGACCATGTGGCCGTCTTCAAGGACCTCGGAAGGACAACCGAAATCAACCCCCTCGGTCGCGGGGCAAGCGAACCCGTTCTACAGGGGCAACTGTAGTACTCACCTACGCGTGGAGGCGGACATGTATAGTGACGAGGCGGCACAGTACCATCATGAGGCAGTGATGGCTCACCGTGCTGCGGACCCAACCTCGTTTACCAAGAAGATGTTTTCCGGCCTTCTCGCTGAGGGGATTTCAAGGCAACGCCGCAGACATGCGGCCGCGCTGCGCGCCGAAGCTGACCGGCGAGATAAGAGGTACGTACAGACGGAGTCAATCAGTCGACCATGCGAGAGCATGGAGGGCTCGAACTCCCGTCTGGACAGCGTAACCCTCACTCAGCACCATCTGGACTCCCCAAGTGACGGCCACCCCGCCACTGGAGTTGGCAACTCGGGCCCGAAGACCGGGACGACCGCCCGAATTGCAGACCGTATCATAGACGGACTGCGCCAGACTGCGAGCAATGTCGTGCCACCGACTGCCCGCGCGCTCTCATGCGCCGCAGAAGTACGCGAAGCCGCAGGAATGCAGGCTTGGGGACCGGGAATGGTCGTCGAGCATGCAGAACACAACCGGCTGATGCACGCCCTCCATGGCAATACGACGGCCGTTAGCGGAAAGGCCGAAGTCGCGAAGTCTCTCTTCAAATTGAGGAAGGACAAGGATGGCGCACCCTCTCTCCACTCGGAGGACCCCGATAATGCGGAGGCGGGCTGGAAGACCCTATGGAAACTTGGGTCCGAACAGTTCATCAAGGCTGGAGTGGTTACATCCGACAAGTCAGGTGAGATGGATTTCTACTCTCTCTTCCCCGAGGAATTCACCGTCCTGACCGCAACCGTTGCAATGGCACCGACCACGGCCGCTGAGCGTCATAAGATCCTGAAGCACATGCTACCCGTAGTTGCACTACCCGACGAGATCAAGAATCACAAGCGATCCATTCGCACCTCTGATATTGATAGGGTGGGCAACGGCCAATTCATCCTGATATGGCCGAAAGGCCTGACAATGGCTTGCGCTCTACACGCCTTCTCCAAATTCAAGTCGATAAAACGGCTTGAGATGGCGGATCCCGAAGATCTGGCAAAGTTCTATCAGAAATCTCCGCAATACGCGACGCAACTGAAGGACGTGATCAAGACGATCAAAGCTGCCGTGCAGAAGATCTTCAATTTTCAGACCGCACTGCGGGACCCCTCGTACGAGGACGTTGCGCGATCCTACAAGACGCGAATTCGAACGGTTTCAATGAAGCTGAACGACCTCGCGAAGGAGCGAGGCGTCCTGGTCCGGCAGTTACAGGATCTACAGCGAGAGAAAGACGACACGCTGGCCCGTCTAGATCCGAACTACGTACGTGGCTCTCAGACGGACGAGGAGGTGCTGCGCCTCCTCGGTCTGACACCTGGGAACTCTCGTGCCGCCAACTTACAAGGTGGGGGCGCGCCCTCCTCCGCTGCTGGCGTGACGGACGCGCTCGAGAGACTGTTCGACGACGAATAGCAGGAGCGCTCCGTTGGTATGGCATTAGAGGAACCGGATTGGGAGCTGGGGGAAGGGGCAGTGTGGGACGAGGATGGTGTGAGCATGTATAGTGAGAGTGAGTCTTCTACCGTAGTCAGTAGCATCACAGGACCAAGAACGAAAGTAAGAAAATTTAATTATAGACTGCTCCCAACGAGCCGTAACTCAGGGACAGACCTCGAAGTTCTAGGTTTCTGCAAGGACTGCATCTACCGGTACAAGCAACCTGTGACCGCGGTTTCCAGCCCATTCGTGGCTTTCCTGTCTAATGCATACGTACCAATGGAGCATGCACCTGAGGTGTCCGAGAGCCTTGCCTTCATGGAATATAGACCACCGTCCGTCGAAGATCTTAAAACGCATCTAAGGAGGTTCGCCTCGCCGAGAACGGTCCAGGTTGGTTTAGTACGCGCTTACGAATCCGAGGTCCTTTCTTATATGGAGGACATTAGTGGATCGGCGTCCTACACTATCAGGGATTGGCTTACGCCGGCGAATCTTCTAGCTGTAAAGTTCCCGACAGACACCTCTGCGGGTCTACGATGGGGGAGACTCGGATTCCGATCGAAGCGTGAGGCATCGGGACCTGCTAGTCGAGAGGCTTTAGACTGGGTGATAAGGTTGAGTGAGGGGGAGGTGAGTGAATACGTTGTCCCGCCCTGTAAATTGGGCGGTAGGGGTAAGATTGTGGATACGCGTACCGTAAAAGGCGGGAAGGAAGGTCGTCTGATCGTCATTCCTGACCTGGTGCGCCATCTGCTGGGAAGCATGTGCTCTAAGCCGTACGCCCGTGTGTCTAAGGCATACCGGAAGGATAGGGGGGGGACGCTGATTGGGATTGGTGCATTTAACATGTGGTACGACCGACTTGCAAACGCTGTAGATAAAGCAGCGGATGGTGTGGGGTTCATGGTGACGGATTTCAGTGGGTATGACCAGACTGTTCCTGAGTATGTTATCAATACGATAATGGACAGGCGGATAAGGTTGCGCTTCGATGAGTGCAAAGGTGCTAGTGGGTACTGGCGATCCGAAAAGAAGCAGTTGGTCCACACTGAGATTGCGTTACCAGAGGGTGTAGTAGTTAAGAAGAAGAGGGGAATCAGTTCGGGTGATCCTTGGACGTCACTGGTCGGCAGTGAGGCCCATGAGTTCATGGCCTTGGTGGTATTCAAGTTACTTGGAGTGACCGCCCTGGTCTGGGTCTTTGGAGACGACTCACTCATGAAGATCATCTACTGTCCATTCCCACTCTCAGAACTCACCGAACGTTACACCAAGAAGATGTTTGAAGTATTCGGACTTGAAGTGAAGGGCTCTGCGTCCTACGCAACAGGTCTGATGGTCCAAGAGGGTACACACCCAGTCGTAGGAAAAGGCGTAGAGTTTCTCAGCGCTTACTTCTTCAAGAGATACGACACGGTGGTCCCCGTACCTGCATGGGAAAAGTGTCTCGAAGGTCTGATGTACCCCGAGAAGAACCCTGCCCCTGAGGAGGAGCGAGACATGACATTTGAGCGGGGCGATCATTTCACGTTGGAGATCGTCCGTTGTGTCTCGTACTTTCTCGTGTACTACTGGAACGAGCCAGCGCGGCTGCTCATCGAGCAGTACCATCGCTGGCTCATAGGGCACAAGATCCAAGCTAGGATCGAAGACATAACCCCTCTAGCTCGGAAAATAATTGTGGAGGAACTGAGCTGGGACCCGAGCCTATTCTTTGCCGAATGGATTCAGCGCTTGCCAACATTCTGCGAGATGCTGGACCTATACCTCGGACTTGATTTGATACATTCCGTCGACGACGATCACGGTTAGCCTGACCGTGACACTGACTCGAGCAGGTCCCACGACCGTCCACCAGGATACGTCGCTAAACTGCACCTGGTGATGCTCTACACGTGTGAGCACACCTCCGCGTGTTGTCCCGGGGGACTATCACCCTGTGGGCCCTGGAATCATGTACTTCTGGACTCAAATCCAATTTGAGTCCGGGAGCCCATGATTCCCGGGTCCGCGGGGGGATCGTTCTCGACTTAGGAATGCCGACCCGACGGTCACCGGTCGGAGGAGGACGCATCCTAGGCAGCCTCAGAAGGGAGGAAGACCCCGTAAGGGGAAGGCTGAGAGACAACCGTAAGAGGGGTAATTGTGAGCGCGTGCGGGTGACTTTGGAGGAGGCGCTTAGGGTGGGTGCGATTGGTCGCGCACCCACTGGCGGCGTACAAGGAAGTGGGGCACTCCTCCC